CAGGGTAGAACCTTTAAAAGCCCCTTCCCCAACATTGAAGCAAAATGACACTAGGGCGGCAAATTGATTGTCGTTCAAGGGAACCGTGACAGCATTTTCCACACAACGCTGGAACCTAGCCAAGTCACCGCGCAATAGGTTGACTGCCTCAGCTTCGCTAATGCTCATGCCCTTTTTGGCGGTTGCGGTATGACCATAGCCAATTGTCCAAACCTTAGCGGGACATAGATAGGCTTCCAAACGAAGCCCCTCCCATTGCTTAATAAGATTCAAACCATCTTGATTGATCTGCCTCATTTTACAAATCCCATCTTCCAGGCGGTTACAAGGGCGGTCACAATACCCACAACCGTACCAACCATCATAATAAATTGCCAGCCGCCACTCAACTTATTAAGGGTTTTAATGACTTCATCAAGCCTATCATCTTGCCGCTCAAATCGAATATCCATATCCCGCTTCATGTCGCTCAAGCGAGATTCCATGTGTTCCATTTTTGCCGATAGAGAACCTAAGTTCCTCTGGATTTCACCTTCGTTCATGTCAGCATTTCCATTTGCGGCGCGCTTTACAAATTCGCTTTTGGGGCGTTTCAGAACAACTAATGTTGTGCATTTTACGTTGCCCATCAGACCTAGCGCAGAAACTATCTCGCCTTGGTCCACCCTCCGGTTGTGGCGGTTTTAATCCAGGCTTGCCGGGATTGGCTTTATTGTATGAAGCCCGCCCCTTGGCGTTAAGCCCCCCGCTTGGGCTTTTCCCTTCTTTTCGCTGCCATGCCGGGGTTTTCATGAAGTCCTCCGCTGTACCGGAAATGGTGGCTCTACAACGCCATTGAATAGAAATACATTAGTTACTTGTGGACCGCAAACACCAATTACTTCTATTACAGGCGGCGGACCCCCTGAATACACCAGTGTAGCATCATTGCCGGAATAAATATAGCTCGCGCCGCCCGCCAGCAATACTCGGTTATATAGAAGATTGGCATTGTTGCCTGAATATGAATACGTCGCACCATCAGCAAGAAGAGTATAAGTTGGGGCGCCAGAGCCGCTATAAACAAGCGAAGCATTATTACCAGAGTAAGTATAGGCAGCGCCAGCCGCAAGAAGGGTATATGTTGGACCTCCCGCCGTTAATGGGAAATTGGCGGCACCATCCTGCGCCAGCATAAGCACGGCACCAGACAGCGGCGAGGCTAACTGTGGCCCGTAGATAGCAGACCCGAAGGCTTGCGCCCCCTGAATAGCAGCGGGCGTCCCTAAATCCCTTTGAAGGATTGCCGGGGCGCCCCCCGCCTGCAACGACATATTAACCCACGCTGATCTTGGCGTAGAGGTTCACGCCCGAAGGCAAACTGCCTGTCGGCACAAACCGCCGCCGCGTTCCAAGCGTGTCAGTGCTAAGACCTGCCGACCATGCGCTGCCCGTCCAAAACTCAAACGTGCCATTCGTTGTGCCAGTGCTGGCTTGCGTCAGCACCAGCGCATTTGTATCGGCGCGGTAGATGTTGATGGTGTGCGTGGTAAGCGATGCCCCAAACAATGACGACTGTATCCAGGCGAACGTCCCATTGGAAAGATTGAAGTCGCCAAAGTTCCATTGATACTGCGAAGGCAGCGCATCGTCAGTCTCATAAATCAGCGCCAGCGAAAGCACCCGCGCCGGCAGCATAATCACGCCAGCCGTGCGGAATTGCAGCGCGAATTGAATGGATGAAGGCGCCCCTAAGCCGGACAGATCGCCATTCTGCGGAACGTCAGTCCACGCGCCGCTGTTGTTGTCAATGCCGCTTGTCCGAACCTGCAAACGATACATATCCGGCGCCACGCCCATCGTGTCGTCGCCAATGTTCTCCATGGCATTGACCAAAGCGCGATACAATTTCGCCGGGGTCGCGCCGAGCGTGATCTTCGGGCAGATGATGCGATTATTCACATCGGATTGGAAGCCCAGATCAGCCGCCAGAGGATAGGCAGTCAGTGCGTTAATATTCGCAGTTGTTGATTGGGTGTAGTTCCAGAAAAGCCACCCATCTTCCACCCATACGAACGGAATGTTCACGCTGATATTGTGGACGAAGATCGGGCTGTCGGTATCACGCAAGGCAGACGGAAGCTGAGCAGCGAGACACCCGGCGCGGCGGTCTATCTGCTGACCACCCGTGTAGTAATCCGTGATATAAACCGACCCGAAGCTCGTGGCGCCCGTGATAACCAGCTTGTCAAGCGACTCTGAAATGTCAAGCGAAGTGAAAGTACCTGTGCCCAGGTTTGTGTTTGACCCGCCCGGCGCCACCTCGGTCATGCTGTCTGCAATAAAGGTTGTGCTGCCCGCCGTTATCGCAGACAGCGGCGCCCTCAAGATACGGGTAGCCGTGAACAAATATAGCGACGGAACGCCAGACCCGGCGCCATGCTGAAGCGTTGCCACGCGGCCATTATTACCCTGCGAAATGTTGCCAGTAACGGCTTGCGCGCCCGTTATGACAATATCCGTGCCCGTCAACGTGAAGGCGCCTGCGGTAGGCGTCAGTGCCGCACGGATATTGTAGCGATACAGAATAAGCGAGGTGGCAGCGCCTTCGGTTGAATAGATATATTGCTGTGTCCAACTATCGCGGTCGCCTAAAGCGCAGCCGCCGATCACGTCATTCGTGATGGTCGCCGCGTCACGCAGCCAGTAAGTTGCCTTGATCCTGTCCACCGTAGTCGCGGCTGGAATAGCCGAAGCCGGGTTCTGGAAATCTGCGTATTGAAGGCCCTTGGTCACAAAGACCCCGCCATTTGTCACGGTCGCATTTGTGTTCGCTTGCACGATCATCAAATCCTGAATGACGTAAGGCGTTCCGGCTGCAACCGTGCCCGCGCTGGCCGTCAGCGTGATGCCCGTATCGGAGCCGATGGCGCTGACCTGATACCAAGTCGTAATCGCGCTCGGGTTTGTGGAACCAAAGCCAATGCGCGAACCAACCGAAAGCCGGTCAGTATTCCATGCCGTTCCGCTGCCGGTGACTGCGGTGCCTGAAACGCCAACCGTGCCGGTGGTGTAGTTTTCCAGTATCGCACGGATGCCGCGCACCGTATGCACAGTGGCAGTCGGAAAAGTGACCGTGATCGCGCCAACGAAGGTGTAGGTATTGGTGCTTGGCACGAAAGTCCAAAGCTGTACACGCCGGGTCGCCGCTGCACTCGCAGCATCTGCCCCAAAAATCCAGAAAAGATCATCGCTGATCTTGACCGGATGAACAAACTGAGAGGGGATCGCCAGCGAAGATTCCCCGAAATTCGCCACGCCAAGAGGAGCAGGCCCAACAAACTTATCCACCGGCCCCGACCCAAGATTGAATTGGCCGGTGTGCTTGCCCCGGTTGATCTTCTCCGCGTCATAGGCGCCGCCTATGGCGACCTGCTCTAGGCTTCCGTTAAAGACCTGCTCGACTGCAACTTTCATGGTGGTCCCTCAATAAACAATCCAAGAACCGATCCACATAGAAAGGCGCAGATAGGCCCGTTAGTATCAATAATGCGGCGGCAGGGAACAAAGTCATACAACGCGTAATCGCCCGCTTCAACCACTTCATACCCATGGTTTTCTGCAACAATTGTTCCGACTTCAATGCGGTATGTTTCGCCCATCTAAGTTCCCTAGGACAACGTGATTGCAGCACCCGTAAAGTCAATCAAGAATGTTTCAGCATTAGCCATTGTGATACTGGAACCATAGTCCAACCACCCAACAAGCGGATCGGCTGGCGATGTGGGTGTATCATCATAGACAACCACATAGCGGAATGTTGCCACCGCCCCAGATGCAGTCAAGGTAAGGTCATTGAAAGTTAAGGTATACGTGCCGCCAGTCTGAGAAGAACTCGCCGTCGTTAGATTGCGACTTGATAGATTGGTGTAGGAAATCTGCGTAAGGTCCGCCAGGACGCTATTCGTGGCGATGGGTGCGCTGTTTGTCAGGGCAATAACAAACTGGTCGGTGCCAAGATTGGCAACTTCAACCATAGTCTCAGCCCAGGACTGGAACTTATTCCACGTTGCCACAAACTTATTGCCTTATATTGAGGATTGATGCCATTCCAGCAAGTGCTTGAAGCTTC